ATACCGAAGTAGAAATTGCTACAACAACTCTGGATCTTAATGGTGCTCTTGACGTAAGTGGAGCTTCTCAATTTAGTTCTACGATTACCGTTGGTGTTAATGACACAGGTTATGATGTAAAATTCTTCGGTGCAACTTCTGGAGCTTATATGCTTTGGGACGAATCTACGGATGATTTAGTATTAGCTGGAGCAGCAAAATTATATTTATACGATGCAGCAGGTGGTGAATATCTTTCATCTTCAGGATCAGCATTAACAATTGCTTCAGGTTCTGCAGCATGGGAATTACCAGCAGCAGATGGATCAGCAAATCAAGTATTAAAAACAGATGGTTCAGGAAATTTAGATTGGACTTCGATTACATCAGCAACTATTACGGCTCTAAATAATGCAACAGCGAATGAATTAGTAACCGTTGGTGCTACAACAACAGAATTAGATGCAGAAGCAAATCTAACGTTTGACGGGACCGATGTATTATTAGGTGGTGCCGGTAAACTTCAATTAAGAGATACTGGACTTTATGTAGCTTCTAATGCAGATGGAGATTTAGACATTGTATCCGATGGTACAGCAGTTGATTCAATTAATTTAGAATCTGCTGGGGGTATAACATTAGATGCTGGTACGGCTTCAAGTGGAATTGTTTATGAAGATGATGGCACAGAAATGCTTCGTGTTCATAATTCTTCAAGCGATGTTATTGTAGAATCAAAAGTTTCTAACAAAGATATAATTTTCAAAGTTAATGATGGTGGAGTTTCAACAGAAGTTGCAAGATTTGATGGTGATGTTTCAGCGTTCCTAATAGCGTCAGGTAAAAAATTAATGATCGGTGCTGCTGAAGAGTATCTATCAGGTGATGGCACCGATATTTCATTTACAGTTGGATCAGGCGGAGATATAAATATCGGGCAAGATATTGGTCTAACTTTTGGTAATGATGGAGAAAAAATTGAAGGTGATGGTACAGATTTAACAATATCAGCAAATAACTTAACTGTTGACGCTGCTGCTGATATTAATTTAGACGCTGATGGTGCTGATGTTAATATCAAAGATGGTGGCACAACAATATTATCATTTACAAATAGTTCTAGTGACGCTGTAATAACTTCAGGTGTTCAAGACAAAGATATTATATTCAAAGGTGACGATGGTGGATCTGCTGTTACAGCTTTAACTTTAGATATGTCAGCGGGTGGTATAGCTACTTTTAGTGCTGCCGCTAATGTAACTCAACAAGCCATAACTTCATCATCCGCGGCGGTAGCTTGGGATGCTTCTGATAAGCCAAACGCTTATCATCAAACAACAGAAAATACGACTATTTCCGAACCAAGTAATCCAGTCGAAGGTGCTTTTATTTGTTTAGAAATTAATTATAATGGAAGTCATACGATTGGCTGGAATGCAATTTTTAATTTTGCCGCTGATGCTGCTCCGACTACAACAGATACAGATGGGAAAACTGACATTCTTGTATTCAGATACAATGGAGCAATTTGGCAAGAAGTAGGGAGAACTTTAAATATACCTGAAAGTTAATAGGAGATAATATGTGGGCATTAGTAGAAGATAACGCAATAGTAAAGATAATCAATAATCCAAAAGCTATGGTTATTGGCGATGTTCGTCATTCAAAAAATATCTTTTCTTTTAGATGGACTAATGCAGAAAGAGAAGCGATTGGACTTTACGAAGTAGAATTTGATAATACCAATAAAAAAGATGAACAGTGGTATATTAATACCAATCAATCATTTGCTTTTGCTGGTGGAAAAGTAACCGCTTCTTATGGAAGTGCAACACCAAAACTTTTAGAAGATAGAAATGAAGTTGATGATGATGGAGAACCTTTATTAGATGACAAAGGAAATCAAATTGTTACTAAAGGTTTAAAATCTCAAAAGAAAGATATTATAAAAAATCAAGCATCAGGATTATTAACTCCGACAGACTGGTATGTGATTAAAGCAACTGATGTAGCAGAATATTCAGTACCCAGTGCAGTATCAACTTTTAGAACAAATGTAAGAACAAGATCAAATGAAATGGAAACTGCCATTGACAATGCGGCTGACGTAGATGCGTTAAAAGCATTATACGAATACGTCAATACAGGCACAGAAGAAAATCCAGTGATGGAAAGACCATTAGGCGAGTGGCCTGAATTGGAGGTTTAATGCCTTTAATTTTACCAGGAAACGTAGCATCAGCAACAACAGCAGCATACGAAGTAGCCAATTCCTGTCGGTTTAATGATGGGGATAGTGCTTATATGTCAAGAACATTAGGCACACCAACTAATAATGATAGATGGACTTTCAGTTGCTGGATTAAAAGAGGAAATGTTGATACGCAACAGGTATTATTTGCAGGTAGTGCAGATGCTAATAATGGTACTGTAATACAATTTAAAAATACAGAACAATTACAATGGCAAGAGTACCAAAGTTCTTTTCTTGGAAAATATACAACTAATAGACTGTTTCGAGATCCGAGTGCGTGGTATCATTTGGTTTTTACCTACGATAGCGGAAATGCAACTGCTGGGGATAGAATGAGGATATACGTTAATGGCACAGAAGAAACCAGCTTTGCAGATGAAGTTAACGTAGATCAAAACCAAGATAGTTTAATGAATACGGCAGTTGCTCACGGAATTGGTTATGACACAGGTACAGGTATAGCAGGTTCTTATTATTTTGATGGTTATATGGCGGAAGCCGTTTTTTGCGATGGACAGGCTTATGCCGCTTCTGATTTTGGTGAATTCGATTCTGACAGTCCCAGTATCTGGAAACCCAAAGATCCATCAGGATTAACATTTGGGAACAACGGATTTTATTTAGACTTTGAAGCTAGTGATAATTTAGGCAACGATGCCAATGGTGGAACAGACTGGGCAGAAAGTAATCTAGCCGCAGTAGATCAAGCAACCGATACACCAACGAATAATTTTTGTGTCATAAATCCTTTGGCTGGGGATAATGATGAAAATACTTTATCAGAAGGAAATTGTAAAATTGTAAGTACAGCTACAGGCAGTTCTATGGGAGGAACTTTTGGACTATCGGCTGGAAAATGGTATTGGGAAGCAAAATTAACTGCATCTAATACACAACAAATTGGAATTATGGATGTAGATAAATTATTTACTAGACTAGATAGAACTCCTGGTGCCGCTGGAAGTAATGGTTTTATTTATTTAACAACAGGAAATGTATATAATAATGACAGTCAACTTTTAACTGGTTTAACTTCATCAACCACAAACGATATAATTAGTGTAGCTTTGGATATAACAAATTTAAAAATATATTGGTATAAAAATGATAGTTTACTTAATAGTGGCGGAACTGATATTACCACAGGTTTAACGTGGTTTCCTATTACAGGAGCTGGAGGAGGTTCTGATCGAATAAATCAAGAATGTAACTTTGGTGGCTGTTCAGCATTTACAGTTTCATCAGGAAATGCAGATGCTGATGGTTATGGAAATTTTGAATACGCAGTACCAAGTGGATATTACGCAATATGTACCAAAAACTTAGGAGCATATGGAGGTTAAATGGCAGTTTTTACAACAATAGACGATCCATCAGCATATTTTAAAGTTCAGCTCTATACTGGAAATGGAAGTGCTAATCACGCAATTACTTTTGATGACACCGATACGGATATGCAACCAGATTTTGTCTGGATAAAAAATCGAGATCAATCGGATTCGCATTGTCTTTTTGATTCTGTGCGTGGGGCTACTAAAGTTTTACATTCAAATGATGAAACAGCAGAAGTCACCGATACCGATACGCTAGATTCTTTTACAAGCGATGGTTTTCAAGTCGATGCCGATGTTAAGGTTAATACTAATACAGAAGATTATGTTGCCTGTTGCTGGAAAATGGGAACGACATCTGGAATTACAACAGACGCTGGAGAAGGATCATATCATATTACTCCAGAAGCCTATTCATTTAATGCAACAGCTAAACAATCCATTATACGATTTGATGGAGATTCGCAGAATGATTCTACAGTTGCACACGGATTAGGTGTGGCTGCTAAATTTGTTATTGTTAAATGTCTGGATCAATCTGGTAGAGGTTGGGCGGTATTTCATAATAAAAATACATCAGCACCTGGAACAGATGTGCTGGAATTGGATAAAACTAATGCTACTTCTGATGATGCTGCTGCGTGGTATGATAAGGTTCCAACTGCAACGAACGTCTTTCTAGGAAATGGAAATGATACTAATGCAACAGATGAATATATTTTATATGCGTTTGCAGACGTACAAGGCTACAGCAAGTTTGGATCATTCGTAGGAAACGGAAATGCCGATGGAGCATTTGTCTATACTGGATTTCGTCCAGCTTTTGTAATGGCAAAATATGCTTCACCTGGTGGTGGTGTAGGAGATTGGAATATGTACGATAATAAAAGAAAAGGATATAATGATGAAAATGATTATCTTGCAGCTAACGCAACAAGTGCTGAAAATTCTTCCGATAACCAAGTAGATTTACTTTCTAATGGTTTTAAATGGAGAGCAACTGATTCTGACTCAAATGAAAGTGGCTCAACCTATGTCTATATGGCTTTTGCAGAAGCACCATTCGTCAATTCAAATGGAGTACCTTGTAACGCGAGATAATTATGCTACAAAAAATTAACATAGCCCCTGGATTTAACAAGCAAGTCACAGCCACTGGCGGAGAAGGCCAATGGGTGAGTGGTGACTATGTACGTTTTCGTTATGGTTCGCCTGAGAAAATAGGAGGATGGTCTCAACTCGGGGATAAAACCATTACCGGACGAAACACGGCACTACACCATTTCGTTAATGCCAGCGGGATTAAGTACGCCGCTTTAGGAACAAACCGATTTTTATATATCTATTCTGGAGGAGCTTTTTATGATATAACTCCTCTTAAAAGTACGACAACATTAACCAATGCCTTTACAACAACCAATGGATCAACAACTGTCACGATCACGTTTGCAAGCACTCATGGAATTAACAAAGGGGATATTATTCTTCTCGATAATTTTACTGCTATCACCGATTCTGATTTTAGTTCTGGTGATTTTGACGATTATAATTTCATGGTCACCACCGTACCAACCAGCTCAACGATTACGGTCACAATGGGATCAGCAGAAACAGGAT